CCGCCGTGACATTCTCGACTACGCCGAGTGCATCAATAACGGCAAATGGATCGAGCCGCCGGTGAGCTTTGCGGGACTGGCGAAAAGCCTGCGCGCCGCCGTCCACCACAGCTCGCCAATTTATGTAAAACGCAACATTCTTGCCAGCACCTTTATCCCGCACCCGTTACTGAGTCAGCAGGAATTTAGCCGCTACGTGCTCGACTATCTGGTCTTTGGAAATGCTTTTTTAGAGAAGCGTTTTAATCAGCTTGGGGAGGTTATGCGACTTGAGTGCTCACCGGCGAAATATACCCGCCGAGGCGTTGAGGAGGATGTTTACTGGTTCGTGCAGTCATTCAAAGAGCCGCACCGCTTCGCGCCGCGTTCGGTGTTCCACTTGATTGAGCCAGATATTAATCAGGAGCTTTACGGCTTGCCGGAGTATATGAGTTCGCTCAACTCGGCGTGGCTGAATGAATCCGCCACCCTATTCCGCCGCAAGTATTACCAGAACGGCGCGCACGCGGGCTACATCATGTACGTGACCGACGCCGCGCAGAGTAATACCGACGTTGAGGCACTGCGTGAGGCGATGCGCAGCTCGAAAGGGCTGGGTAATTTTAAAAACCTGTTTTTCTACGCGCCGAACGGTAAACCCGATGGGATCAAGATTGTGCCTCTTAGTGAGGTAGCGACCAAGGATGATTTCTTTAACATCAAGAACGCCACCCGCGATGACTTGCTCAGCGCGCACCGCGTGCCCCCCCAGATGATGGGCGTCGTGCCCAATAACACCGGCGGCTTTGGTGACGTCGTCAAAGCGGCTCAGGTTTTTGTGCGCAACGAGCTAACGCCCTTACAGGAGCGCATCAAAGAGGTGAATGACTTTCTCGGTCAGGAGGTGGTGCGCTTTAAGCCTTACGAGCTACCGAAAAACAAGTAACCACAGACAACCACAACAGCCGCCGCCGGGCGGCTTTTTTGTATCCCTCACCAGCGCCCACAGGAGCGCCAGCACCACGAGGACGTAGAAAGACGCATCAACATCCAAACCGACACCCCAAACAGCACCACGACGCCCTCAGACGATCATAGATAACCGTATTAACACCCTCGGCGCGCAATGCTATCCCCGCCACGCCTGCCCGCTTTATGTGTTGCTTTTAATGCAGTTGCCTATTAACTGATAGCCTGATGCTACAGGGAGCTGGAGAACAAAATAAATACGGGAAAACTTAATGCAAATTAATGCACTGAGGCTACAAATATGATAAAGATCAGACTGATAGTATTCAACTTCCTCTGAAAGAAGAGTTCTCTATAAATTGAATGCAAAAACTTAGTATTTTGAGGTGATACACATGGCTGGTGAAACACAAAACATATCCTTAATGGCTGATAAAGTCTCAGTTGAACTATTCAGATGGTTCAAGTGGCAACAAGTTGGAACTTCGAATGAAAACTTTAATTGCTTGAAAAAGAATGAGCATACTACCAAGAGTGGTACCCACCCTAACGATGTAGTCTTCAAGTATCATGACCCATACCTCAACCGCACTGTATTTTTCAACACAGATCTGAAGAGTTATGCTAAGGGCTCGATCACAGCAACATCAATGAGAAAAGCCCTAGCATCATTAGCTAATTCAATTGATTGTGCCGAAGGTAGTAAAGAGTGGAAAGATAGATATTCTTATATAACTGGATCATCGGAAGTTAGAGGGCTTTTATTTGCTTATAACCATGATGGAAATTTCGACCAGCTATTTTATGATGTTTTCAACTCTGTTAAAGAAAATAAAGACTCAAAAGGTAGAAAAGGTATAAACCTTGATAACCTGCCACTTAAGCAAGGACAAAAAATTCATATTATTGAACCTAGAACAATAAATTACCTCCAATCTGTAATATCCGATTTAACAAAACTAAGCCATCAAGGTAGTTTTCCCCTAGGTGACAACTACCAGTTTTACTACCCAGACCTAACTCTCCATAAAGTTAGTGGCATACCAGAAGATTTACCAGCAACAATTGAGTCATTAACTGGCCCATTTTTTATTATAAAACATGGAAATGTTAAGCGAATTAATGAGAAAACAGAAGTCCTAGAGCAAACTTACCCTCATGGATATGTGATTTATTATAATGGGGAGGGCAAAAATGAACATGAATTTATATACATATTTGACACATTATCAAAGTATCAATTACTTGATGGGAACGAAAAAATAAGAATTAGATTGATATATCCTAATATTTTTAAAGATGTGCGAGGGATCTATATGAATGCCATAGAAACCTATGCACGGGAGTGGGGTTTTGATCAGCATAAACGTTCTATCATTGAATCAATTGAGTTCAACCTTGTTGAATTTACTAAACCTAGTTTTAGCTCAACTGAAATAGGCTGGGAGAGATAATAAATGAAAATAGGCTTATATAGTGTAACTGATAAGGCTTTGTTTGATGCTCTAAATCAAGTGAAGGTAACGAACGACGATATGAAATCCCTCTTTTTCAAAAGAGGAATCATAATTTCTAAAGACACAAAAAGAAAAGCGCTAGCATTGGACTTTTCCCGCTATTTTCATGGTTTTGATGACTACAAAAAACTTTCTGAGATTCTAGGTTCTATTGGACGAAGAGAGAAAAGCTCTATCAATATTATCAATACTAATATTGACAAGAAGGATATAGAAGCAGCAGTAAAGCTCGTTTGTGAAGATTTACAAAAAGAAGGTGATCAAACAGATTTTATTTATACTGATGCAGGTTTGCAAGTTAAGATAAAATACGTAAAACTTGATTACAATATGAGTGAATTTAGACAGTCTTCTACAAGAGAAGCTACCATCCTTATAGAAAAAAATGATAACGATGAGTTTATTGCAAGATTTCCACAAAACTCAAAATCTAGAGAGTTTACAGAAAAACTTGTCAACAAAATAAAATCAGAGAATACAGAGGCTAATGTAGCCTTGGATGAAATAACTCTTGAAAGCGTTAAGGATCATACTGAAAGAACGGTTTTTTTTAAAAAACTGATTGAGAGCATCCCTAACTATAATTGTATCGATGTTACAGATGTTTATGTCACACATCCTATTCTAGAAGAAAAGAAAAAAGAAAGTACAGATGATGATGAGGAAACTGAGGATATTGTTGTAGATCTGGGTTGTCACATATCAAAAGCATCATTAAAAGGTAGAGGTGTTTTAGAGTCCAAAGAACTTAATGACCTGCTTGCTCAAGGCTTCTACATAACAAAAGTCGTTTGGATATCGGTTGTAAATGGATTAATCGATTCTAATAAGTATGAATTTGAAGCACAGTTTTTTGACACTGACAACTGTAAACTATTTTCATACCTCGTCAGAGGGCAATATAAATATAAATCTGCTGGTGACTACACATACAGACAAAATGTAGAAAAAGATAAAGAAGTGTTATTATCGACACTTATTGAGCAGTCAGCGCGTAAAATCTCAGATGAAATTGTTGAAAGAAACGCCCTGAAGGTCAAGACCAAAATAATTGGAGGGTGATATGAAGACTAAATGGTTTAATGCAAATTTCCAGAAGTCATATGATGAAGTTTACGACTCCATCCTACAAAACCCCTTCAAAGATGACCGCGGGTGGGGGTTTAGCATAAATCATTATGATAGCGATGCGCTGTCTGCTAAGTACGTTGAACGCATAGAAATGAAAGAAACTATTACTGATCCTTTTGGTAATGATACTCTAATTGAGTACAATAAATTTATACAGTTTAACTTTTGGCTTAAGCGAGAAACAGAAAAAAGCTATTTACTTTCAATTGAGTCCGCACCGCGTTCAATTAAGTGTTTTATAGCTAATATGAGGTCTGTAATGTCTTCAGACTTTAATGTCTCAGTTTTAAATATTGTAGTTGAAGACTTCATTAACACAGTTAGACAAAATTTTTCTGATGTAAAAGTTTTTAAAGCCAAACTAAAGGGATTAACTTTTAGTAAACATACGTCTGGAGATCTCGAAATTGAGTCTTCACTCGATGCATTAGATGAAATAAAATTATTTTTTGATAAAACAGGCTTCACAATTGAGAAAGCAAAGATTTCAATCTGTGATTCACCACATAATCACGTTATCGAAGTTAACTCTAACGGAACTATAGTTTTCACCGACGAACTATTTAGAAGTATAGCAACTGTAATTGAAAAAATTAATCTTTACAAATAATATTTTAGGGGCATAGTATGCCCCTAATGAAAAAAATATTAATGCATTAACAATAAATAATACTTTTAAGAAATACTTCCTCCTTCATTTTAATTCGATTTTTTCTCATCAGAAAAATTATCATTAGTTTTTTGATTTATAATGTAAGGAATGACTATCAATATAGTCGGCTGTGAAATCATTCCTAGTTGTATACACTACTAAAACAGAGAGAAAGGATAATAAGCACGCGACCAAAGCGATTCCTCCTTGTGAAATTGGATCAGCCGAATCTGAAAACGGCTTCGCTACATGCCAAACCCATTCAACAAACAATCCCCCACCTTCATTCTGGACTGCCCTTACCCACTCCAAACCCATCAATAGTAGAACACCTAGACAAGTAACCTCCAATCTAGTGCACGATTTAATTTTATTTTCTTGAGCATTTTTAATTTTAATGTGAAGATTATATAAAACATAAGAGTCCGTTTTTACTGCTTCTGTTAATAACTCAGATGGTGAAACACTACCCTGCTGTCGCCTAAATACATCTCGATTAGGTACAAATAACTTTATGATTCCTCTGATAAAGCCCAAGACAACAAGCATTAAAGCCCAAAAGAAGAAAATCCCGCAAATGCTACCAATGCTAAGTTTACTTATGTCTTGGAGCTTAACAGCCCACAACCCATGGCCAACTACTTGAAAACAACCTAAATCCACAAATAAACAATAGAAAAGAAATTTAATAAGTAATGAAGGCTCCCAAGCTAAATCAAGGGCTTTTATAAAGGGGTGTAAATCACTTCCATTTTCTTTTTCAACAGTCATTATTACCTCCAAAAAAAATAAGTGTACTCATAAACACTTTAATCATTATGTTACCTCGAGTATAGATTATCTTCTTCCCACTGGGTTAATGTTAAATTCAACATTTAGAATATCACTACAAAACTAATCGTTAATATTGTTCTCGCGAAAATCCCGGCCACTCCTCGCTCACCGGATATGAAAATACTTTGTCGTCAAAGCTCACGATTGCCCCCCGCACCAGTGCATCAAGTTCCCAACTTTGGGCGGTAATTCCTTCTTTTTCTAAATCTCGGCTTATTTGCCATGCTCTATCCCGCTCACTGCGTGTCAGCCGTGCAGATGGCGCTACGTCTCGTGATTTATACAAATCAGCACTACGCTGCTGATGACTAACTCTTGGTAACTGTGCCTTTGCTGCGTCCCTCATCACCTTGACGGCATCAGGATCATTCCAGCTAACATCGCCGCTTTCTATTAGTTTTATTACCGCAGCAGCGTACTCAGACGGCGTAACAGATGGTTTTATGTCAACACTATGGTGTTCCTCCCCACAGTTATTGACAGGACTCCGAGGCGCGCCGGAGGCGCTTTTTAAAGTCAAAGGATCAAGGTCAACGTCAACGGCCTTGCTAACGATGCGCCATTGAGTCTCGCGAGTTTTGTGGATATGCCGCGCCCCAAGGTGAGGGGCAAAGATGCCGACAACTTTCTGAACTTCTTCGTCGTACTCGTTGAGTTCTTCGGCAACCTCACGCGCGACACGCACAGTCTGTAAATCGCGGGGAACATTGGCACCGCCCTGTGCGGCGATATAAGCGGCAAAATCACCACCATCGGCGGCAGCTCGCACAGCCTCGACACGTTCGTCAAAGCTCTCGGCTAGGCTAATGCTGCGCAGCGTTCCGCTACGGCATTCGCGATAGGCTCCCATGGTTGGGACACCAACGGGATGAAATTGCGGGATACGCCAAATCGACGCCCACGCAGTAACGGCGGCGGCGGCATCAGATAACGGCTTGCCCGTTTCAAAGTCGAGCTCACCGTCAAGGGCATAACCATCGATATTTTTGGCGATATATTTTGCGATATACCCAGCAGCACAGCCTTTGTACATGTGCTTGCATTGAAAACGATTTTTCTCGGCTCCGCGTTCGTCACCGTCTTCTTTCAACGCATATTTACGCATAACAGCAATAACATCACTGCGTTGCTTTGGGTGGCAAAATAAAAGCATATGCCAGTGCGGGGTGCCGTCGTGATGTGGCTCTACAACGCGCATCCCATACACTTTTAAATCTCGGTCTTTAAATGCGGTGCGCATATTGCCCCAAATGCGGCAAAGATAGCGCTGGCCGTCTTTTGGTGAATATGTTTCATCATCCCACTTATGATTAAGGTGGACGCGCTGACTACCTTTTTTACCGACCTTGCGAGTTGGGTGATATTTAGAAGGGGTGGTGATCGTAATGAATAAGCCGCAATGGTGTTGGCTAGCTGCATATTTTTCGATCCCCGCGATAGTGCTCATGAGCTCCATGCGGCGGATTTTTGGATTAGAAATACTCGCCATGACTTTATCGATAAGGTCGAACCGCTCACCGGTTTCGACGTTCTCGAGCTCTTGGGATTTCAGATATTCTAAGTTAGCTAGGCGGCGTGATTGAACATCTCGAATTGCTAGCTTGCTCGCATACTCTGAGCGCTGAAAATTCACTTCACCAGCCGCAATCAATAACGCCTCACGCCATTGCATACGCAACGCTTTAAGCTTTCTTATCCACCATTCATCATTAACTAATCGCATGATGCTTCTTAGCGCGCTTTCAACGCCTAACTTACCTTTGAGGTAACGCATCCAGTATTTTGGGGTGATATTCAGCGAGCGAGCTGCGCCAGCAACTAGACCAAAAATAGCGCCCTGAACCTCATCACTCAGAAGGCTGGAGTTATCACCATCATGATCGCTGACGTGTTTCTGACAGGCTTTGTCATAAGCGGCGAATAATAGCGATGAAATGCGGCCAGCCATTTGTTTAAGCTCTTTGTCATGCATACCCGGCAAGCGGGAATAGCATTCAGCTTCGCCGATAAAGAGCTCATAGGCGTGACCGGTTAACTTCATTTCATATTTGGCGTTAACTTTTGTGATGCGCGGCCAGATGCGCGGCATGAAAACATTCAGCAAGAATCGGTGAGCGGTGAGCAAACCCTGATTTTTCAGCAGGTAGGCATGTCGATTTGAAAAGTAGCCTCCAACAAAGCTCGGTAACGTGTCAATTTTGCGCAAGGCGTCTTGCCCCTGAAGGAATTCTTCACGGGTAAGAGGTCTCTCTTTTCCGATGGCTTCGCGTGGCGCATTCCAGCTATACGCGCCCACAAACGGCGTTTTAGGTTCAGCGTTAAAGGCTGGCGGTGGCGTGGGGGCAACTCGCCCCCTATTGATGATCGAACTCAATTTACTGAGCCTTTGGGTGATGTTTGGAAAACGCTTCCTGACAAAGCTTTCCGATACTGCCAATCTCAGCCGCTAGCCCCGCAATGCTGGTAACGGTTGAGTTGCGAACATGGCGATTAACCAGCTCGGTGACAAGCTGGTTTAAGCTTGGGAAATAGGCGATAGGGTCAAGCCATTCCTCACCCGCTTTAGAGCCTTTTTGCGCTATCTTTTTTTGATTGAGGATGAATTGCAGAGAGTCAGAGGTAATAACAAACTCCTTGCCAATAGAAATATGAATCATGATTAACCTCATTAATTATCGAGCTGAAATAGCGCTTGTTGGCTTAGCTCATTAAAGTGATGGCTTTCGCGCATAAGTTCGGATGGTGTTGTGATTGTTTTCAAATAAACACCACGCTTAACGCACAGGTTTGTAATATCTGCGATTAAAGTTAATTTATTTGAATATACGGCGCGGACAGGGTAGTTATTTATCTTTGTCTCTTTATCCATTCTGATATCAGCAAGAATAAAAGAACTGTCGTCACACTTGGCGATGGCAAACCAATTATTAATAAATACCCAATTAAATGTTTTAGCCATTAGTAAAAACCTCTATGGCTTAAACCTTCGTTATGCAGCTTGATAGACTCCTGCATCATAAGCTCGACAAGCTCGGCTTTCGATAGCCCTTCTTTTAGAACGTGTACGAGAATCTCATCGAGTCGAGCGGAGAACATAACAGCGGCGGCAGCCTTGCCCTCATTACGAGCATTATTTAATAGAAGTTCTTGCACTTCCGCTTCGGCTTTTCGGTGCATCTCTTGGCCGACTGTTTTATACATATGCATAATTAACCTCAGATAATAGAAAGCCCGACGTAATAAAACGCCTATCAAATAATTTCGTTATTTAATTAGTGGAGATATTGCTCGGGTCTTACCGCTGTTAATACTGTTGGGGCATATCTAAATAAGCTAAATAATTCACGTAAAGCACGGAATAACTTTTCACGCCATAAGCATGTCTCATCATCCATATGCCAATAGGGTTGGCTGAATTCACTATCAGTTAGCCCCGCGTGACAAAAAAGGGTTCTTCGCTCGCTGATAGTCAGACGACGAATAAAGCCCGATTTACTAATGCAATGTTTGCGATATTCAGCAAATGCGCGACTTAATTCCGCTATAGCACACACCACGCGCTCGCGGTCGGCGTCGTTCATTTCTTCGAGTTTAGCCATAGCATGACGCTGTTTTAATCGTGCATGAAAGCAGACCGTTAAGCGTTCACGTTCGCTCATGCGATTGTAAAAATCACAGGTTTCGCTCCAGCGTGGAACGGCGAGATGCTGGCTAATAATGGAACGCAAACCAGCAGGGAGTTTTTTGGTTGATTCTAGCGTCACAACGGTCATCTTTGCCCCCATGGAATAAAGCGGTTAATGCTTTTGGTTTTGCCTAAACTTCTACCCCGGATAATGATCCCCTTGCGGCCTTTGCCGTGAGTGATGCGTGTATCCAGTGCGCGAGCGGTCTGATGATTCCAGAGCAACGGCGCAATTGAGATTGGTTGCTGCATGATTCCCCTCCTGTTTTAGACCTATTGGTAACAGTCCACATGGTAGACAGTTGCAAATAGATGCCGAGTTTTAGCCATGCTCGGCGCATGGTCTTTTTGTGGTAGGATCGAATCGCAAAAAACAACCAATCCACAAAAAGGAATCAATATGTCCGAAGATAAAATTTTAGATCTCTTGTCCGCATTAGATGCCGCTATAAAAATACTTAATTCAATTGATAAGCCAATTGAGAATGCAGAAGAAGCAACGCTATTTCAAAAAATGGCACAGCAAATCTCAGAGGATTTAGAAACTAAAATCCCACCTAAAAGAAAAGTAATAATCGAATGGTCTAATTAACATCTCCAAGGCTATGTTCTACATGGCCTTATATCTCCTTCTTTGATATATCAAAGTAAGCATTCAATATTTGTCTCATTTCATCGCCACCGCAGTTAGATACACCATGTTTAAGACCCACTCTACGAATAGCCTCATATACGGCATTTACAACTTCAATCCGCTGCCCTGTGCTAAATGAATTACTTGTAATTTCTTTTTTTAAAACTGATTCGGAAATAGGCGTGGTAATAGTAACCGTTGATTGCATGGCGCTATTACGCAGAATTTCATTTTCATTAATTAAAGCTTTCTCCTGATTTTCGATATTGGAAAATAGTTCTCGCGCACGATCGGTAGTTTCGTCGGAAATTGGCAGGCGTCCAAATTCATTAAGCGCGAGTAGTAGCTCCTTACTAGTAAACGCGGTAGGTACTGAGGCATTGCGTGATAGTTGGCTTTGTACACGTTCGCGCAAGGCGTCAATTTCTTCCTGTTGCTGACAAGCCACATCGGCCAGAATGGACAAGGCGGCATTATGCTCGAATGGAAGCGGGATAACTCCAGCAGAGCGCAGAATCATATTCACTTTTGCGAGACTCTCGTTTACTGACATTTCTTTTTTAGCGGTCATGGCTGAATCTCCGGTTAGATGCGTTCGTTATGCTGCTTTAGCTTTATTGCTACGTGCATGAGGTTTTTTGCTGTAGCTAAATCTATTTTTCCATTCGTGCCATTCTGGCGGCGCGTTCTGGACAAGTTGCCTTGCAAACTCATCCCAATCCTCTCGGTTAATCCACGTTTGTGCGTGGCCTCCCGGCTTTGATGGGTCAACCATGTAATGCACTGGTAGTTTTCCGCTCTTTGCCATTTCTTCTATAGCGCGCTTTGTTCGGCCTACATACAAAGCGAACCCCTCGATAGAAAGTAAAGCCGAGGGGTTTTCAGAAATGCGAATAGGATCGCGATTAAAAGCTGCGCGAGCGCCTTTGTCCTCCGTCTGTTCGCCACTTTCTGATTCAAGAATTTCAGCTTTCTCACGCATTTTGCTATCCTCCGCGTTGGCTCCCGACTCACTAACTAGCGCTAAATAGAGCGCTTTAACGTGACAGTTGGGATTTGTACATGCGATAAAAATAAGAGATCTCTAATTAAATGTCAACTCCACCGAATGAGAAACTAAAGCTAATCCGCGATTCCGAACGCCTCAGAACAAAGGATATTGCGGATATGATTGGTGTTAATTACGTTACATATCATGGGTATGAATCAGGGAAAGCCAAAATGTCACTTGAGAATGCAACTAAGCTTTTTAAGCATTCTAGATTTAGAAAATATCGAGACTGGTTCATGTTCGACGAGGTTAACCCCGAAACCGGACAAATTGCTCCGGCGCTCGCACACTATGGGCAAGAAGAAACAATCTCGCAGCACTCAGAGAAAAAGATTGGCTAACCATTTACGCGGCTTATCTATGCAACTTATGCCATGTAACAAATTGTTATATTTGTAAACAAAATGTTTTAAATGATTCTCTAATCATTGGAGGGCTTCGCAATGTCAATTAAGAAGCTCGAAGATGGTCGATATGAAGTGGACACAAGGCCGCAGGGTTCCGAGGGAAAACGAATCCGGCGCAGATTTAATACTAAAGGCGAGGCGCAAATCTTTGAGCGTCACATTCTCGTTAACTACCACAATAAAGAATGGGTAGAGAAACCGGCAGATCGCAGAAAGTTAACAGAGCTACTCGATTTATGGTGGGTATACCATGGTAAAACTCACCCGCGCGGTGAGATAGAAAGAGGCAGATTAAAGGCTATAGTTGCAAAATTTGCATCCATGGAAATCTATAGGGCTGACCAACTCACAAAGAAAGCGCTGACAGACTACCGCGTTATTATGATGAATGAAGGGTTAAAACCGGCAAGCGTAAACCGCCACTTTGCTATTTTCGGCGGTATGTTTACCAAATTAATTAACGCTGACGAGTTTCAAAGTCAGCACCCTTTCAAGGATGTTAAAAAGCTGAAAGAAGCCGAGCCGGAGATGGCCTTTTTGTCAGAGAGCGAAGTCGAGGAATTGCTTAATTTACTTGGGAATGATAACCGGAAAGTTGCACTTGTTTGCTTATCAACCGGCGCTAGATGGGGTGAAGCTGCCAGTCTAAAAGGCGAGCACATCATCAATAATATGGTGACATTCATGAAGACGAAAAACGGCAAGCGGCGAACTATTCCGATATCTGAACAGCTCGCAAACTACATTAAGACCAAGCCAACAGGCTTACTGTTTACAGCAAACTATGACAATGTTCGCGATACATTGCGAAAAATGAAACCAGACCTACCAGCAGGGCAAGCCGTTCATGTTCTACGGCACACTTTCGCCACTCACTTCATGATGAATGGGGGTAATATCATTACACTTCAGCGTATTCTTGGGCACTCTACAGTTCAACAAACGATGACTTATGCGCATTTTGCTCCCGACTTCCTCCAAGATGCTGTAACATTGAACCCTATAAGTAGAATGTCCATAAATTGTCCATAA